AAGGGATGCAGCAGGCGGTCGCTCTGGGTCAACAGATACAGCAAGCGGGGCAACCGCAGGAGCAGCAAGGACCCGATCCGCTGATAGCGTTGAAACAACAAGAGCTTCAATTGAAAGCGCAACAAGAGCAAAACGACGTTGCAGAAGAACAAGCCAAACTCCAACTCGAAAGAGAAAAACTGGCGCAACGCGAAGCGAACTTCCAGCAAAGGCTGGCTAGTCAAGAGGCCCAAACTCAGGCTCGTATTCAAGCGGGCATCGAACGGGAACTATTGAAACAAAGAGGTGACACATGAGAACAGTGAAAGTGAATGGCGTGAAGCCGAAAGAGCCGCCGACACCTGTAGCAAAGGCCGACATCGAAGGTCAAGGCAGTATTCCATACGCGGTAGCTACCGAGGAAGCAACCCCTGACACAATGACTGCGAAAATTACCCGTGGTCAAAAGCGTGGCATGGGCGCAGCGTTACGAGGCGGACGCTTTACAATCGCATAAAAAGCGATAGTATCGGACTTACTCGGAGAGTAAACGACAAGGAAAACCCTTGAACGATCTAGATGTCGTGCAGTTTGTGCAAAAAACATTGAAAGGTCGCAAAGCCCAAATTCAAGAACTCATGTCTGAAGGCGGGATAAAAGATATGGAACATTACAGAGAGTGCATGGGTGAAATCAGAGCGTGTGATTACGTTTTGGTCGAACTTTCTGAAATGCTGAAAAAACAGGAACAAAGAGATGCCTGATACGAATGAAGCACTTGACGTGTCTGAGTGCTACGTCGCAGAAGAAAAGCGGGTATTAGACCCGTCCCTGATGGATAAAGAACTTATTGAACGTTTGCCCCAACCAACGGGGTGGCGCATCTTGATCATGCCCTTCCGCCCACCGGAAAAGAGTGACGGCGGTATTTTACTTGCACCTAAAACCCTAGAAGAAGACGTGATACAGACACAGGTCGGTTACGTTTTGAAGGCTGGGCCGCTTGCATACAAAGACAAAGAGCGATACCCCACCGGCGAATGGTGCAAAGAAGGCGATTGGGTAATTTTTGCTCGATACGCTGGATCTCGTTTTCGTCTGAACGGTGATAAAAAAGCAGCTTTTGGCAGCGAAGTCAGAATGTTGAACGACGACGAGGTGCTAGGCACGATTTTAGATCCAAAAGACATTTATCACGGTTAGGAGTAAAAAATGGCAGAGTCAAGCCCTGCGCACGAACCGGATGACGGACAGATCAATCTGGAGTTCGATGAAGAGGCGCAAGAAGTTGTTTTAGAAGAAGATTCTCAGCAAACCGCAGCAGCACCGGAACCGGTCGAGACTGAGGAAGAATCGGTCGATGAACATGAGCAGTATGGCAAATCGGTTCAAAAAAGAATCAACCAGCTTACAAAACGTGCGAGAGAGGCAGAAAGAGAGCGCGAAGAGGCGGTCAAGTTCGCACAAGCTGTTCAGCAAGAAAACCAAAGCGTCAAGCAGCGGCTACATAATCTAGATAAGAATTATATTGACGAGTACGGCAACCGGGTTTCGTCAGAGCAACAACGTGCTAAGGACGAACTTAAAGCTGCGATAGAGACAGGCGATACCGATAGGCAGCTTCAGGCACAAGAAAAAATTTCACAGCTTGCTGTTGCTGCGGATCGTCACGCCCAGGCACGTGCTCAACGAGAGGCTCAAGCCGCACAGTTTGAACAAGAAGTGCAGCAGCCCGCTTATCAGCCAGCGCCACAAACACAAAGACCAGATCCCAAAGCAGAAGAGTGGGCAGAAAATAACACTTGGTTCGGCCAAGACTCTGCCATGACTTTTGCGGCATTCGGTATTCACAAAGAGTTGATCCAAGAGAAAGGCATGGACGGCACAAGTGACGAATACTATGATGCCCTAGATTCCGCTATGCGAGACGCGTTTCCTCATAAGTTTTCGGACGTTGAAGAAGAAGTTTCGCAACCGCGCCGGACTACACAAACTGTAGCCGGTGTATCTCGTCCGTCGAAAGGCGGGCGCGGCAAAAAGGTTAGACTCTCCCCTAGCCAAGTAACTATTGCCAAACGATTGGGAGTGCCGCTTGAAGAATATGCGAAGTACGTGAAGGAGTAGACATGGTAGATTCAACTGACAAAGAAATTGAAGCGATCAAGAAAACTTCTCGCGCAAAATCATCAAGGGCCGCGACTGCACAACGCAAACCGTGGTCCCCTAAGTCAAATTTAGATGCTCCACCCGCGCCTGAAGGGTTCAAACATCGCTGGATACGTGCAGAAACTCGTGGCTTTGATGACACAAGTAACATCAGTGCACGTCTCCGAGAGGGCTACGAGTTAGTCCGACGAGATGAATACCCTGACTTTGAGGCACCAGCTATTGAATCGGGTAAATATGAAGGGGTGTTTGGAGTTGGCGGATTGCTTCTAGCTAGGATTCCGTTAGAGACGGTGGCCGAAAGAACCGATTACTTCAACAGGAAGCACGCGGATCAAGTCGAAGCCGTTGAAACTGATGTCCTACGAGAGAATGCACATTCAACTATGCGCATTGGCAAACCTGAACGTCAATCGCGTGTTACTTTTGGTGGTCCTCGTAATCAGTAAGGTATTAGGAGACTTTTTATGGCAAATCAGGAAACCGCGTACGGTCTACGTCCGATTGGACTTGTAGGTAGTGCCGTCAATTCTACTGGTGTAACGAAGTATGAAATTGCTTCTGACAACACCAATGCCATTTTCCAGTACAGCATCGTTATCCCGCTTGCTGCGGGCGTGATTGACCAAGCTGGAGACACCGCAGGCGGCACAACCGCTGCTCTGGGTGTTTTGGTAGGTGTAGAATATGTCGACTCGACTTCGAAAAAGACTGTATTTAGCAACTATTGGCCCGGATCAAACAACGTAAGCGTTGACACTAATTTCCCTGTCAAAGCTTTGGTTGCAGACAATCCGATGCAAACTTTCCAAGTCGCAAGCGACGCATCACTGACTGACCGTGCTACAGCACTGGCCGGTGTATTCGCGAACGCAAGCCTTGGTACGTCTGCTCGTACGGGCTCTACTAACACGGGTCGTTCTAACTCGGCTTTGAGTGTTTCATCTATCGCTACAACTGCTACCCTGCCGTTGAAGATCATGGGTCTTGTCGATGACGACGCGAACAGTGACTTCACCGCAGCAGGCATCGGTTTGATTGTACGCATAAATGCACACTACAATTCGCCAAACGCTCGATTCGATTCACAAACCACTGCCACTACAACTGGCATCTAAGGTAGGAGAACTTCAATGCCTATTACTCGCGCACAATTAGCGAAAGAGCTTGAACCTGGCCTTAATGCTTTGTTCGGGCTTGAGTATGATCGTTACGATCAAGAGCACGCAGAAATCTTTGACGAAGAAACTTCAGACCGAGCGTTTGAAGAAGAAGTCATGCTTTCTGGCTTCGGTACTGCCCCTGTGAAATCAGAAGGCAGCGCAATCTCGTTCGATGACGCGCAGGAAACTTACACTGCACGCTATACGCACGAGACAATCGCGCTCGCTTTTTCGATCACCGAGGAAGCGATTGAAGACAATTTGTACGACCGGTTGGCAGCGCGTTACACGCGTGCGCTGGCTCGTTCAATGTCTCAAACCAAGCAGATTCGTGCTGCTACCGTTTTGAACCAAGCATTTAGCACAGCCTCACCCATAGGTGACGGTGCTGCGCTTTGTTCGGCGGCTCACCCCTCAATCTCTGGTAACCAGACAAACCTTTTAGCTACTGCAGCGGATCTCAATGAGACTTCGCTAGAGCAAATGCTGATTGACATTGCTGGTTTGACAGACGAAAGAGGTCTGAAGATTGCTGTTCGTGGTATGAAATTGATCATACCGAAAGAACTGCAATTCATTGCAGAAAGAGTTTTGAACTCAAATCTGCGACCGGGAACGGCTGATAACGATATCAATGCCAATAAGTCTATGGGTATGCTTCCAGAAGGGGCGGTTGTAAACCACTTCTTGACGGATACGGACGCGTTTTTCATCAAGACAGACGCCCCAAATGGCTTCAAGTTGTTCCAAAGAACTCCCATCAAGACAGCGATGGAAGGCGATTTCGACACAGGAAACATGCGCTTCAAAGCTCGCGAAAGATACTCTTTCGGCGTCAGCGATTGGCGTGCTGTGTTCGGGACACCCGGCGCATAAGCAGAGCTTTCTGTTTGAGAAGGGCGACAATGTCGCCCTTTCTTTTTGCCTGTTTCTTGGTTATCTTTCTCCTATCCTGACAGGTGCATCCCGTGCCTGACACCAGCCACGACAGGAGATGACAATGGCTAATACTACTTTCTCGGGTGCAGTCCGCTCTGAAAGCACTTTCAAGACTGTAAGCAAAAATTCCACTACTGGCGCGATCACTGAAGTTGCAACTATTGGTGACGGTCCCGTAAGTCTTTCTGATGGAAATGTTACGCTCACTAATGCAACTCATAGCGGAAGGATTCTTCTTGTTCCTGATGGTGGGCAAGATAATACTTATACGCTTCCGGCTCCTATTGCTGGATCTATTTTTAGGTTTGTCTACGCTGGTGGCGCTGCTGATGCCACTGATGCGCTTATCGTTACTCCCGGCAACACTAATTTTTATATTGGTGGTGTTACTTTCCTAGATACAGACGGCAACGAAGTAAGCTCCGTATTTTCCGATGGTAACTCCAACAGCAGCATTCAATTGAACGTGCCTGCTGGCTTTGATGTGACAATCATTGGTCTGAACACTACCAACTACCAAATCTTCGGTAATGTAACGAGCACAACTGCCCCCGCATTTGCTGACCAATAGTAGGAGTTAGTTATGGCTGATGCAGTAACGTCGCAAACATTAGTCGATGGTCCGAAGTTTGCCGTACTAAAACTGACCAACATTTCAGACGGTACGGGCGAGTCGGCGGTCACAAAAGTAGACGTGTCAGCTTTGCAACCTAGTGCTGATGGTGATACTTGCACAAGTGTCACCATCGACCGAATCTGGTGGCAATGCATAGGCATGAAAGTGCAATTACTGTTCGATGCTACCTCAGACGCCTTCATCATCGAACTAGGTGAAAATCAAAGTGGTGACCACGATTACAGCAGTTTCGGTGGCCTGACTAACAATGCTGGGTCCGGTAAAACTGGTGACATTAAGTTTACTACAGTGGGTGCTAGTTCAGCGGACACGTACACTGTGATCTTGTACATGAGGAAAGGCTTCGACTAATGGCAACGACCAAGGACGTGAAACGTTTGCCCTCTGGTCGTTTACAGTATCGGGGTGAAACTTTTTCTGGGTATAACCAGCCAAAAAGGACACCCGGTAAAAACAAGAAGTCTGCGGTCCTAGCCAAAAAAGGCAACGAGGTGAAGATTGTTCGGTTCGGCGATCCCGACATGACAATCAAGAAAAATCAGCCTGGTCGGCGCAAAAACTTTCGCGCTCGACACGGGTGTGACACAGCGAAAGCCAAAGATAAATTTACGGCACGGTATTGGAGTTGCGACGCATGGTGATTACGCGAGGCAGTATGCCAAGAGGATTGACGTATTACGCTAAAGGTGGCGGGGCGTCTAAGAAGAGCAAAGGCAGCAAAATTTGTCCCGAAGGCAAAGCTTGGGCCAAACGTACCTTTGATACTTATCCGTCCGCTTACGCGAACTTGGCAGCCAGCAAGTATTGTAAAGACCCAAATTACGCCAAAAAGGCAAAAGGTGGGAAGAGAAAGGGCCGATAATGGGCGAGCTTAAAAAATGGCTTGATCAGAAATGGGTCCGCATCAACACAGAAGGCGACATTGTTGGCGAGTGTGGCAGTTCTGAAAACAAGAAAAACCCAGACCGTTGTCTGCCAGAGAAAAAAGCACGCTCGCTGAGTAAATCAGAGCGAGCGGCTACGGCACGTAAAAAGAAGCGAGAAGGGTCAAAAGGTAAAACCGTTGTTGCAAACACGCCCAAAGCCAAAGTCACCAAGATGAAGGCGGGTGGGGCTGTGAGAGCGGAAATCGCTAGGGGATGCGGGGCTGTAATGAGTGACCGCAGAAAGAAAACAAAATACTTGTGAGGTAAGTATGTCTAGAGTGAATCTTGGTATGGGCGGTTTCAAGAAAAAAGCTGCACCCAAAAAGAAAGCGATGAAGAGTAAAGGTAGCGCACAAGGGGCCAAAATGAAGTCCAAAGGCGGCGCTATGGGTGGCAAAAAAGAAATGATGCCCGGCGGTATGAAGAATGGCGGCGGCGTGAAGCCAAAAGGCATGAAGAACGGCGGCAAGATGGCCCCGAAAGGCATGAGATACGGCGGCAAAATGAAAAAGAAAGGTGAGAAGGTAGGCGGCAAAATCTGATATGCCTTACCTACAATCTAACATCCCGCACTTCAAGTGCTGGGTGCGTCGTGAATACACGAAAAACCACGAGGAATATCACGGCGAGTTTCTGCACGCTATGGCAATTGCTGTGACTACAATGCCGTGCAGGTGTCTCAGTTTTCAGTTGATCTTTACGGGCATCGAAGCAGAAGGCGAAGAAGAAGACACTGTTCACGGGGGCGCTATGTGGGCCCGTATGCCAATCACAGCGTTGGTGGGCGACGTCCCATTAGAAGAATGGCCGGAGCCTATGCCTGTTTGGGCTGCTCAACCTTGGGATTGTAGCTCTCATCATCACTCTGTATATGTGCTTGATAGGGCCACACCGTGCCCCTGGTTGGCAAAGATTGACGGTGAGATGTACCCCGCCAAGTATCTTTTCACCGTGGATTACTCAGAGAGTGAGATTGCTGACGATCCTGCGCAACACAAGCAGAGTCATGTGTTGCAGTTGTTGGATGCGGGCTCTTGGACAGGCAACATAGTGGCTTTGCCAAATAATCGCGTACGGGTTACACACCCCGCGTGGTTTGAAACAGGAGAGGGCGCACCGGACTTCAAGCCTTCTGCGCATATACATTATTCAAAAAGCGATTTAGATTACACGCTTGACGTGAATCAAATTTTTGACAATCTGTACAATGACAACCAGCAATAGCAAAGACTTTGAATTAGATGTCGCAGAGTATGTCGAAGAGGCGTTTGAACGCTGCGGCCTCGAAGTAAGGACCGGCTACGACCTCAAAACGGCACGTCGGTCTTTGAATTTGCTGTTTGCGGATTGGGCAAATCGAGGTCTGAATCAATGGACCATTGAGCAGACATCGATAACTTTAGCATCCGGTGTTCGCGATTACCCTGGCGGCACCCTCACCATGACTGTAGCTGCATCTGCTAGTTTTTCTGTCGCAGAGACAATCACTGGCGGCACGAGTGCTGCAACAGCCACGATTACAAGCAAACCCTCGGGTACTACATTAGCTTTGACCATTCCTTCTGGCACGTTCCAGGCGGCAGAGACTATTACCGGGGGCACAAGCGGCGCTACCACTACAGTCAGTTCTGCGGTTGATTTGTCGGATGTGCGTAGCACCATCGATATTTTGTCTGTTGTGGTCACACGCGACAGTACCGATTTTCAAATAGAGCGCGTAAGTCGTTCTAGCTACCTGAACATACCCAATAAAGCGCAAACTGGGCGTCCAAACCAGTTCTTTTTAGATAGACAAATCACTCCGGTTCTGCGGGTATGGCCGACGCCGGACAAGAGCACAGACATTATAAAGTTTGATCGTTTGACTCGTATTGATGATGCAGACACAAATACTAATACAGTCGATGTACCGTTTCGGTTCTACCCGTGTCTTACGGCAGGACTGGCTTACTACATATCAATGAAGCGCAATCCTGGCATGATGGCGGTCTTGAAGCAGGTGTATGAAGAAGAAATGCAGCGTGCTATGGACGAAGATAGAGATCGTGCATCGCTGCGCATCAGTCCTGGCTACGAGTACTACAGGAATTAACGATGTCCGGTTTTGCCCGAGGTAAATACGCTTACGGAATATCAGACCGCTCCGGTGTCCGGTATAAGCTCAATCGTATGAAACGAGAGTGGAACGGTTCTCTTGTAGGACCGGACGAGTACGAGCCTAAGCAACCTCAATTGTTCCCGAAGCCCCCGGTTGATGACCCACAAGCTTTACGCAACGCACGACCAGATCGTGTCGAACCGATGGTCGTGTCGGTCGGGGTTCCCAACGTTCTTGAGAAAACTTTTACCCCCGTCAAAGCATCAACGCAAGTTGGCACAGTCACAGTGGTGATTACATGAGTTTTACTTTTGACAGCTTGAAGACGGCTATACAGGATTATCAGGAGACAAGCGAGACTACGTTTGTCAACAATCTGCCGGTGTTCATCAAAGAGGCAGAAGAGCGAATACTCAAAAACATAGAGTTGCCGGTGTTTCGTAAGAACGTTACGGGTACGGCAGCGCAAGACAACACGTATCTAGCAACCCCCACGGATTTTTTATCTCCTTACAGCTTGGCAGTGATCAGCAGCAGTGAGTACGAGTATTTATTGTTCAAGCACGTCAGCTTTATCCGTAGTTACACGCCCAACCCAGCTACGACCGGCACGCCGAAATACTATGCTTTGTTTGATGACAACACGTTTATTTTGGCTCCGACGCCGAGCACTAATTTTACGTTCGAACTTCACTACAAGTTTCGTCCTACATCACTGACAGCGGGTGCGGGTTCCGGCACAACTTGGCTTTCCGAGAATGCGCCTGACGCTTTGTTGTATGGCTCATTGGCTGAAGCTGCGACGTTTTTGAAGATTCCAGATGAAGCTGCCAAATACGAGCAAAGATTTGCCCAAGCGGTGGCTGCGCTCAAAGATTTGGGTGAGGGCTATGGCGCTCGCGATGAGTACCGATACGATATATCCAAAGGCAGATAG